AATATCGTCCAAAATAAATCCATCAACCAAGGTTTCTTGGGTGCTGAAATGTCCAATCCAAGACGAAGGGGTTATATCCCAAGCAACGCCTTGAACCTGAAGGTTTTTTGTAATTGTAGAACCGTCAGGCTGTATGTTGGTAATTAGAACATTAGTAAAATAATCCATGCCCAATAGCGTGTCAGTCGGCACATTGGAGTCCAGTAAGTCAACGCTCATTTCATCAATTCTAATGGTTGTGTCTGACCTTGAAGCGACGTAAATAGCGGCAATGTTAGCTGCTTCGGCGTCTGTCTGAACGACCAGATCAGAGCTAGTAATTGAGTGAGGGAAGTAGGTCGCAACGCTATCGGCGTCAATAAAAACTTGGGTCGTCCCGCCCAAACGAGTTATGTTCGCTTGGTTTACAATCAATTTATCATCAAAGGCAAATTTTACGTTTTTGTAAGGAATCCCAGTAGTTTGATTAAACTCAATAGGAGTGTCACCTGCGCTACCTATAACCTCTGATCTGTTTTTAAATATAACGTTTCCAGAGGGGCTAACATAATATGCCCCCTGCTCTGAGAATTCACAGTTTTTAATTGCTGATAAGGAAGTCCTAGAACTACCAGCGTCAGCTTGAGTTAAAGTATCTCCTACGGAAATTGATCGCATACTTACAGGGAAATCTACTGTATCCAAAATCTTGTCAATTCTAGTGCCTGTATCTTGACCAGCGGCTTGTCCTGTTATTGTGGTTACAGCTGCTAAGTTAAAAAGCCTAAAAGCGTCTGAAGCGTTTATGTCCACATAGGAAACGTTCTCGCCTTGATCGTAAGAATATATGTAATCCGTTGTATAGCCGCTAAACAAATAATAAGTTACTCCGCTATAAGCGGCAGAAATTCTTAATTTCTTTAAAGGTGTTAATTGTCCATAAAAAGGCGAGCTGGTGTTTTGGGGGTTAAAATTTCCGTTAGGGTCGTAAATTCTAACGGTAGCATTTCCAGCCTCGTAAGTATCTCTTATTAAATTGCGTCCGCGTCTTATGCTTATTCGTCTTGCATCTGGCGTTAAATCAGCTACTAATGATGGAGTTGTTGTTTCAGCTAAAGTACCAGTATCTAATAAACCGTTGACAGGGTCGTCAAGCGTAAGACCAATACCGAAGGTAGCTCCCGACGAGAAATCTAAAGAAATATCAAGCGTCGCTGGTAAAACCATTAATCGCCTCTGGTAGCTCTATTTGACAAAGTAAATGAACCTGACGCGCTTGAGTCAAGTAATCCCATACGCAATGAATCAGTTAAATCTCTGTTAGAGATAACATTGCCTTGGACGTTAACTGTCACTTTTGTTTCACGTTCTCCAGCACGATAACTCTGCCAATCAGGCATTTGTGTATTTAATGTAACTTGATTCTTTTTTGCAGCGTATTCTAAAGCTTTTGCTGCTCCACCAATGTCGCCGCCTAATGGTATGCCAGCAAAAGGAACGGGAACAATTGGTGAGCCACCGCCGCCGCCACCGCCGCTAATACCACCGCCGCCACCGCCTGTATTAACGGTGTTAACTTGAACAGTTAAAACAGGGGCTTTAAGTTTATTTAATGCGTCTTGTATTAAAGAAATATCGGTTATGGCTTTGTTAATGTATGAAGGATAATCTTGCAATGGATTTAAGGCAGGTGGTAAATTCTTAATTGCGTTTGCCAAACCTGTTGTTTGTAATTGTGATAACGCTAACTGATTGCTTAAACGGTCTGCCTCTGCTGCATTTTCTGTAAGTAAAGCAAGTTGTAAAGATAGTCTAAGTTTTTCGTCCTCAGTTAATTGATTCTGCAAGGCTGCCATGATTTGTATTTGTTCCATGTCAAGCAAGCCACTTGCCTTTTTAAGTTTAGCCTGATCTTTAATTGCCTTGGTTTGTGCGTTGGTTGCTTTCAATTGGGCAAGTGCGGCAGCCTTGGCTTCCTTGGCAGCTCTAGCAGCTGCACCCTCGGCAAATTTAGCCGCACCGCCTTGATCGCCCCCAGCCATTGAACCGCCAGCGGCAAACATACTTTGTAGGTTGTTAGTTGCCTTAGTTGCAGACTCGCTAATTGCATCAACGCCTTTAATCATTAAGCCAATTGCTGCAAACATGCCAGCAGTCATAGCAGCTGCGCCTAGTGGGCTAAACAAAAAGTTTCTAGCAATTGCTGAAGCTAATAAAGCGTTTCTCAAAGTCTTGACAGTTTTAACAATTGTGCCTAAAGCTGTTATGAAAGCAGCTATTTTATTAATTGTAAAGGCAGCAAGTAAGACTGCTGCAAAAGATTTAACCAAAACAATGTTATCTCTTATTAACTGCCCAATTCTAATTAAAGCTTGGGAAGTAGATTCACCAAAATTAATAATCTTTGTTTGTAGTTGGTCTATATCTGTTGCACCACTAATACGCATAATGGCTTCAACAAGACCTGCGCCAATGCTTTCTTTTGCTGAATCGGCTGCAACTTTTAATTTGGCTAATTTGCCAGCAAAGGTAGTTGCGGCGGCTGAAGCTGCACCTTTCGTAACAAGTGTGACCTCTTTAAGAATCTTAGCGAAGTCCCCTGAAGCAAGTGTGGTTTTGCTTATGCCTAAACCTAATGCGCCCAAACTCCTAGTATTTCCTAAATATGCTTTGCTTAATGCGTCGGCTGCCTCAGTTACCGTAATGTTTTGACGAGCAGCAATGTCTAAAGCAATGTTGGTAAGATTTTGGGAAGCGGCAAGACTACGAGTTGAGGTTAAAAGTTTTTCATACGCAGGAATTAATTGCTCATCTGCCACGCCGAATTGAAGTTTAAGACTGTTTAAAAATGCTAATGAGTCTGAGGTTGCGAACTCAAATCCAATACTACGCAATGAGTTTTTAAATACTGCTAGTTGCTTTTCTTGAGCAGCAAACGCACTAATGGCTGACTTAGCGAAAGCCGTAACACCAACACCAATGAGAGCTTGTTTAACGTTTCTAGCCAATTTATCGGCAGCGTTTTCAGCTTGAGTAAATGCTTTCTTGCCTGTAAATTGCGCGGCAATATCAATTACTATACTCATTGTGAAACCTTTCTAAAATATTGTTTCTTTTTAAATTGTTCGTTAGCGTTGTAAATAGCAGTTAAAGCGGCAGCATTAGCCTTGCCACCGTCCTCAGCCCAAGCCCGAAAGATCAACCGACCTTTCATGTAACGACCGCGCTTTGTAGAACTTTCAATATTGCCTTGCTTTAGCTCGCCCATTGCTTGAATAAAATCTGAGCCCGCTTGAGGGTTATTTGAACGACTAATATCTTTTTGACGTGGGTCGCCTTTACGACCAACCCAAGGCTGACCTGAAGGGTTCTTTCTACCAGCTGTTTCGTAAATAGCACCAGCAGCAGATTTGTTAATTATGTAATAAACAGCTTTAAATCCACGTTTATTAGTTCTGCGTGGGGTTGAACTATATTTAATTTCCTTAGAAACGGTTGCAGAGTTAAATAAAGGAAACTTTCTTAACCTATTACCTTGAGCATCAAAGTAAAATTCAGATCGCCGTCTGTAATTCCAATTGCCTAAAGGAGAACTACTAGGAACATAATTTTGAGCTTTCTTAACTATGCCACCAAGGGCGATAGCCATTTGATCGTCTAATTGTGCAGCTAGGGTAGGGTCATAGTCATTGAGAGCTTTTTTAAACTCAATTAAACCTTTTATTTCTGCTGGCATTTTCCCTAGCCTTTGCGTCGTCTTTGAGAACCGCTAAAGTCGCCTTTAACAAATCTCTGTCCATATCAATAAACGTTTGGTGCGGAAGTCCTGTTGTTATTGCTAACCTAGCAACAAGGTAGTGAAAGGAATCCCGCGTTATCCATTTGGGGAGTCAGCGTCAAGGATTTCTACTTTAACAAGCTGCTCTAAATACTTATCGCCAAAAGGCACAACAGTTACGCCATTGCGCCTTTCAGCTTCCCAAGCCAACCAATAAACCGCGCTTTGTTTTTCCTCATCTCGGAAATACTTATGAAAGCCACTTTTAAAATGGGATTCAAACGCGAACTCAATAACAGGAGTAATTTCATATTCAGAAATTTCACCTGAAGCCTTGGTTATTTTAAGTTTAATCATTTTAGTCCTTTGTTATGACCAAGTACCAGTGGTTGCGTACGCTGTCTTGCTATTGCATGTAAACGTCAAGTCCATCATGCCTATATCAGCGACCGCGCCATTGATGTCGGTTAAGTTATCAATCAAAATCGTACCACTGTACAACGGGTTGGTTGCGGACACCGCGCTGGCAGTATCTTGAATTGCTTCAAAAGCAACGGTTGTACCAAAAGCGGCTTGCAGTGTAGCTCTTACTGAACCTGCACCTGAAGCTAAATTATCATTTAGAAATGATACGGTAATGGTGTCCGCTGATAACCCAGTTGTAAATTTGTGAGAATTATCCCCCATTGCGCTGATCTCAATTTGGTCAAGAACGCGGTTTAAGGTGAAAGCTGTTACATGGTCAGACAAGTTAACAGAGTTAACTTTAAATCCAACTTTGTTATTTAAAAAGGTTGCCATGAATTATTCCTCGTCTTTCTTGGTGTTTGTTGGTTTTGGCTTGTCTTGCGGTGTTACTTGACCGATCTTTTTAAGAAAGGCAATGTCCTCGTCTGTAAGTGTCATTTTAACTCCAAGTTGTTAGTGTGCTTATATTAATTGTGGAAACCATCATCTCTTGAGCTTCCTGCAATACCGAAGGCGCAGATACGCTTTCAATGTTAAATTTAATGCTTGACGCAACAAGTTTTAAAAATACTGCGCAAACCATTTCCTCTAACGCAATCAATGAAGCTTGATTGTCCAGCATTGGGACTATGCAAGTTATTGTAAAGTTTGCTTTTGCCCCAACATTGTATTGATTGTTGCTTGGCTCAAGCATTGGGTCGGCATACCTGAGA